CTTCGACAGCGGTGTTGATTCACGCATGGACGGTCTCCAGTTTGGCAAGCAGGTTGGACACTTGAGACGGCGACCAGGTGGTGCCGCCACGGGGAGTCGCTACACCGCGGGCTTGCAGTGCGGCGGCGATCTCGCGCAGGGTGCTGCAGCCGGCTCGCTTGATGTCGGCGATGACCGGTGCCAGGCGCTCGGCAAAGGCGTCAGCGCGGGCCTGGATGGCCGCCACACCGATTGCGCTGCCGATGCTGGGGGTAGGGCAGCCCAGGCGCACGCCGCGGGCCTTGGCGGCCTGCAGGGCGGCCTTGGTGCGGCGGCTGATCTCCTCGCGCTCATGCTGGGCGACCACTGCGCGGATGCCAAACTCGAGGGTGCCGGCGTGCGGCATGTCGGCGGCGACGATCTGCACGCCAGAGTCGCGGAGCGTCAGCAGGAACGCAGCCTGGCGTGAGAGGCGGTCGATCTTGGCGATCAGCAGGGCAGCGCCACTTCGCTTGCACATTGCGATGGCAGCCTGCAGCTGGGGCCGGTCATTGTCTTTGCCAGACTCGATCTCGGTGAACGAGTGGGTGATGCTGTCAGCGTACTGCTTGACGGCAGCCTGTTGGGCCTCGAGGCCAAGGCCGGACTGGCCCTGGCGCTCGGTGGATACGCGGAAGTAAGCAACGAACTTGGTCATGGCGTCCTCTTTCTGGGATCAACGAATGACGAACGGGGCGAGCAGCAGAACGGGCAGCAACGCCCAGGGTGAGCCGGTTGCGGCGGCGGCACCAAAGCCGGCCGCCAGGGCGATGAAGGCAGCGGTGCGCATGATCAGAAGAACACCGCACGACGGGCTTGGCCAGCGGCTTCAGCCTGCCGGTTGAAGATGTCGGCCACGCGGCACATAACCGCTGCGCCTGACGGCGTGATCGAGCGGCTGATGTTGAACTTGATGCTGTAGTGCGCTTGCGTGTCCATCATGTCGGCGACGCTGCTGAACGCGGTCACCGCACGGACGCACTCATCGTCACTGAGGTGCTCAGTGGACATCGCGTGCTTCGCGAGCATCGCTGAAGAGTAGCGGGAGATCTTGACGGTCTTGATGCTGTTCATGGTTCAACTCCTGTTTCTCGGTGGTTGAGCGATACCGTTGCGGTAGCGCATGACCGGAACTCTACGCCGGTCTTTTTAGCCTGTCAACAACCCAAACGGTACTGAGCGATTAGGGGAAACCCTAACGCAAGTCCTTGACTTCAGGCTAGTCCAGTTCCCAAGTCACTGGTATCGTTGCGATTCCAGATGAGGGGAACATGAGCGAACAGAACAAGGCTTTCCTGGTGCGGCTGCGGCCCGCCACCTATGAGCTACTCGACAGAGCAGCGACAGACCAGCGGCGCAGCAAGGCCAGTCTGATCGACGCGCTGATCCGGGAGCACCTGCAGCCGCGGTACAGCGACGTGCGAGACCGCATCGACCGGATGCTGGGCGGCAGGCGGTGAGCGGCCTGGTTGCCAGCAAGCGGGTGCGCAACCTGCAGCCGGGTGACCGGTTCATCCTGAAGCGCACGCGTGAGGTCTTCACGTTCGTGCGGCGGGAGCCTTTCACGCCCAGCGGCACCCGGCATGTAGTGCTGCGCGATGGCGAGCGGCGCGAGAGCTCCCTGCACCACTCCTGCTACGTCATCAGGCTGCCGCTATGAGCCTGGCGGTCTACTTCACGGTCGAGGGCCAGGCTGTCGGCAAGGGCCGGCCTCGAGTGAGCACGATCGGTGGGCGGCCGCGGATGTACACGCCGGCCAAGACGGTCGCATGGGAGCGCCTGGTGGGCGAGGCCTGCAGGTCAGCGATGGGCTCCTGGCAGCCGTCAGAGCACCCGATGGCGGTGCGGATCAACATCCGGGTCGGTGTGCCTGTCAGTTGGACGGTGAAGCGCCAGTTGGCCGCACTGAGCGGCGATGAGGTGCCGGGCAAGCCGGATCTCGACAACGTCGCCAAGGCCATCCTGGACGCTTGCAACGGCATCGCCTACGTCGACGACAAGCAGGTCGCCAGGCTGACGGTCAGCAAGGCCTATTCGACCGAGCCTGGCGTCGAGGTCTACATGCACGAGGTGCTCGAGTGAGCGACAGCCCGCGGTGGTGCAGTAACTGTCAGCAGCGCAACCCGATCGAGGGTGGTGCGTGGAGGATCTTGAACGGTGGAAGGCATCGAAGGTGGCAATGCGGCGCTTGCATGCATGGGCTGCGGGAACGTGCACGACAACGCGAAGCTGGTGACGCTGCCGGACGGCCGCCAGGTGGGCAGCCACAGCGAGCAGTACCGGCTCTATTGCGAAGCGACCTGGGCGATGCGGCTGCCGGACACGGTTGGCCCGAGATCGAAACGGTGGACGAAGCGACGCTACCTGCTCGAGGTGCAGCGGGTGCGTGGGGAGCGTGCAGCGGAGCAGCTGCGGGCGGTGATGCTGAAACTGTGGAAGGAGCGCAATGGCCAGACCAGTGATGCAGGAGCTCATCCTGTGGCGCAAGGCGCGGCAGCACTTGCCGGCAGACGATGAGACGGTGCTGGTGGAGCTCGACCACCCGGTTGAGGTCTGGATCGGCTGGTATGACCGGGAGCGCCGTCTCTGGCGTGATGCGGGCGCAGGCAGCCCGATCGACCGGCCGCGGGTGATTGCATGGGCTCCGATGCCGCGTGGCATGGGTGCGGGCTGGCTCGAGGACGGGGATGACTGAGCTCAGGCTCCCAAAGCAGGCCAGGGTCAAGCAGAAGCCGCCGTCGCGCCGGATGTTCGCAGTGATCCCGATCAGGGCGCTGGAAGACCGCAGGCTGACAGATGGTGCGGTCAGGACTCTGGCGAAGGTCTGCAGCTGGGCGAACCGGGCCGGGATCACCTGGGTGACGCAGCAGCGGATTGCCGAGGAGTCTGGCATCCGACGCCAGGCGGTCAACAAGCACGTCAAGCAGCTGAAGGATCACGGGTACATCGAGGTGATCCGCAAGGGGTTCAAGGGCTACACCGGGGACACGATCAGGGTGATCTACGACCCGCAGATCGGCACGCTGGACGCCATCGCGGTGGCCAGCACCACAGAGGACGCACGGCCACCATTCTTGAAGGAGCTCGAGGAGAAGATGCAGTCGATCCCACCGAAGAAGCAGCAACAGATGATCGCGGAGATGCTGGCAGGCATCGTCAAGCCCGTGGTCAACCAACAACCGACCAGGAGATACACCATGCCGAAGGGCGAGACGCTGGCAGTCAAACGGATCAGGGAAGGCCTCAAGAAGCGGCCACATAGACAACCTGAAAGTGGCGAGTGTGAAGATGCTCAAAAAATAGGCAATAGGCCTACAGAAGGTTGCGCAATCACACTAAAGACTATGGGGTATGAAGTAACTACGGAGTGTGAAGGTTTGATTCAAGTTGTCGATCAATATGTTCACGTTGATCGGATTGGCGCGTTGATCGACGAGGTGCTCGACCGGCACAAGGCCGAGGGTCTGCCGCCGCCTCGCCTGGCCTCGCTGCTCGAGTCGGTCATCAACCTGAACGCCGACCGCATCGTCGACGGCGTGTATGACACCGCCCAGAACGCGCCAGGATCGCCTACAGCGCACGACCGGGGTGCAGGATGACCGGACATAGCCTGGCACCCTTCCAGCGCGTTGTAGGCCTTTCTACGGGCTCCGTACAAAACTCAAACGAACGTATGGGAATTGGACAGGAAGGGCCGTGTCGGGTGCTGGCGGGAGGCGAGGCCCGGTGTCATACGGCTAGGCGTGCGCATGGGGCGCGTCATGCGGGCGCGTCACGCGTAGACCCTTGCCCCCTCCCCCTCACCAGTAGCGAGTGGGGGTTCCTCTGAAATTTTCCCCTGTATTTCCTATAGAAGTTTTCCTAACCACAGAAAGGTGATGACGATGGCATACGAGATGAGACCTGGGCAGGGCAGCCTGTTTAAGAACGACAAGAAGACGAGTGAGCGGCATCCGAATCTGAAGGGTCGGTTGATGCTGCCGGACGGGAGTGTGTATTGGGTGAGTGGGTGGACGAAGGAGACGAGTGCTGGGGAGAAGTGGATCAGCCTGGCGCTGGGGGATCGGGTGCAGCAGGCTGGGCAGTCGCCGCATGAGCAGGCCAAGAGCAATGGGTATCAGGGTCAGCAGGACGAAGAGATCCCGTTTTGAGGAGTGCAGTGATGCCTACGGGTAAGCAGAAGTTCAGCGCGACGATACCGAGTCTGGATGGGTGGG